TTAACCGCCGCCGCCGCGTCATCGAGGCCCAACGCTTCGCGAAGCCGCTGGAACGTATTGCTGATGCCGTCGATCACGCTCCGCACGCGGGAGACGACAGGTTCCAGCGCATCGACAAGCCACTTTTTCGCGCTCTCATAGATGCCCCTGAAAGCGTCTCCTATCGAGCTGGCGAGATTGGTAATTCCGCGCCAGTTCGCCGCGACCGCGCCGGAGAGCACGCCGATCGCCGCCACGGTCGCAGCAATAGGCGCGGCAACCGCGCCTAACGCCGCAACTAGGATACCAACAGTAGCGGCCACCGCGCCGAGTGCTACAGTAACGCCGCCGGCGACAACAATCCCGGTTCGTATTTCCGGGGAGAGCGCCGAGAAGGCTTCGGAGAGACTTTTAATCGCCTTTGCCGCCGGGACGATAACCGGGGTGATGGCCTCGCCAATCGCCTCCATAGCGTCGCCCCAAGCGTTCGACATCTGCTTTAGCGCGCCCTGCGTCGTCTTCGCCGCTGCCTCTGCCGCGTCACCGTAGAATTTCTGAACTTCGTCAAGGATGACGCCTTGCGCCTCCATGACCTTGCCGGACTCAACCAGCGTCTTGATTTGCTGCTTTTGCTGTTCAGTGAACGCGATGCCGACTCGGGACAGCGCGGTTATGCCCTTGATTGGATCGTTGAGCGCCTTGCCGAGCTGAATTGTCGAAGACTGCAAATCTTGTCCAAGAACCGTTGACAGGTCGAGCGCCGCCGCCTGTGCTCTTTCAAAGACTGGCCCAACTACGTTGCCGAAGGTCAACAGATTGTTCGTGACCTTCTTCAGAATTTCCTCATCACCAAAGGTTGTGGCCTCCTGCATCGCGGAGGCCATCTTCTGAAGTTGCTTTGAGGTGAACCCGGCCGTTGCGCCGGTCGTTTTCAGCGTTGCCTCAACAGCCTTGACGGCATCCTCCTGTATCCCGAAAAGGCGAACGCTTTCCTGAGCGAAGGATTTTAGCCGCCCGGCAGCAAAGGCCGCGCCAATCGCGGCCCCTGCCTTTCTTGCCTGTTTGGCGAGCCTGTCCATCGTTTGCCCGGCACGTTTGCCGTCTTTGTCGAACTCCCCTGCGTTCATGCCCAGCACAACGCGCAGGGCACCGATGACAGCATTAGCCATTAGTGTAGCCTCGACCCCTTGCTTTGGTTTTCAAACGCCCAAAGCGGTTGAAGATTCGTAAAATGAGAAGCCGCAGCCCGTTCTTCAGGATTACGAAGATCAAATGCACTCAGCGGGCGTTTATGGTCGATCTGCCATTGACCATAGTTTTCCCAAGACATCCCTGGGCCGAATTGATCTTGGATGTGCGCACGCGCCTCATCGCGCGTGCAGCCAAAAAGAGCTAATGCCGTTGATGGATTCCGATTGCGACCAACCAAAACGGCATACGTCAAATTTCGTATGACTTTGGCTTGACGAAATTGTTGATCCGAATGGTACTTGCGCTTGACGCTATTTTTGGCCCGCTCTTTGGCCTCTGGACGTGTTGAACTTTTTCTGTTGCTTGCCCTGTACTTTTCTATGTTTCCGGGCTTAGCCATCCAACGCTGAAATCGTGCTAATTTATTCGCATGACCGGCTTCCGTCCTTGAGTATTGACGCACGCGGCCAGCCAGGCACACGGGTGCAATCACCGCTATCGGCTCGACGCTTGGCGACGTGCCCATGCTTGCACGGACGCCCGGTGGAATAGGTCTTCAGTCCGAGCGCCCGCGCATCCTTGCGAGATATGAGATCGTTCAGTTGGTGGAGCCGTAAGCTTCGAGATACAGTTCTTCAACTTCGTCTTCGGTCATCCGGCCATACATGCGGACCGGCTTGCGCGCCTCAATGAGCCACCACAGCTCAATCGGCTGCATCCGCCAGAATTCAGACGGACTTACCCAGCCTTGCCCGACCGCCGCTTTGTAGAGCGCTTCGACCGTTTTGAAGCAGCGGCCTGTGGGTTTCCCGAGGGGATGACTCCCTCGGTCTTCGCGGCGAGGGAGCTGGGCGGGACCATCATCACGAGAAGCGTGTTGATTGAGTCGATGATCTTGCGCTGAAGACTGCCGCCGCTGAACATGCCTTCATAGGCTTGTTCATCCGTGACATTCGCCCCGGCATAGCGAAGCACACCCGCGAAGGCTTTTGCGATGGCCACGAGCGGAGGCCGCCCGCGCCCAAGCGCGTCAATCATTTCCGTGAAGGTGATGTGCTCTTCGACGATGGCTATCGCGCCAAGCTCCTTACTGCCCGGAATGGTGAATTTCTCATCCTTCCAGGCGAGTGTGACATCTTGAAATATCGCCATGCTTATGCCGGCGGGGTGTAGGCTACAACGCCCGTGGACTGCAATTCCGCGTCGAATGTCACAGCGTCATTGTAGGCCCCGGTCTCGTTGTAATTGGCGAGACGGAATTCACCGGAGATCACCCCACCATCGGGATAGGTGAGTGTCGCGGTCTTGGTGCGATTACCGGCGAACCAGTCCCGTTTCAGATGATCCACGCGCGTCACGCCACTCAGGCTGATATCAACCTGATTCTCAGCAGCAACATCCAGCGACTCACGCCAGCCGCCGGAGTCGTCTGCGCTCACATCGACTGCTTCGCCGTTGAGTGCGACGCCCTTCTCCCGAACGCCGGGAATCTGGCGCGGCGCAGGCGGTGACGCATCATCATCGCCCCATGTAAAGACGACAGCGCGCCCTTTGAAACTTGGCATGGAAATCAATCTCCTTGCGTTTGAGTCCAGACGGAAAAATCGAGAGAGGTACGGAAGGAATACTCAGCGACATTGCTGCCGGTCTCGCGAAGGTCGCGCTCGTCATCGAGCATGATGTTCGCGAAATTCGTTGAGCCGACTACGCCGTCGAAGGCCGATAGCCGGTTGATCACCGCGCGCGCCACAAGCTTTGCCTGGCTGTAGGTTGCCGCCCAGCAATCCAATTGCACGCGCGCCTCGTTCAGCCCGGTTTCGCCTTCATCCGCATACTGAGGCGCACCGCTGATCCGGTTCATGACGATGGCCGGAAGCGTGGCACCTTGAGGCAGGGAGCCGGGATGAATGCGATTGGAGACGAGCGCTGTCAGCCCACTGTCCGCGAGCAGATATGCAATCAGGTTCTCTTCCATCATGCTAAGCAGTCAGCAGAATGAGCGCGTGATCGAAGGCAAGGCCTATTTGGAGCGCCGTGAACTCGGGCAGCCAGATCACTTCCGCCGCGTCGTCGCCAGCCCGAGCGCGCGTTTTCGACAGCACCTGACAGTTGTATGCAACAGAGATAACCCGACCGCGCGGATCGCGATTGACATCTGAGAATACACCGATCAAGCGCAAGTCGCGCTCTTCGATCCTGACGCCGGTCTCTTCGAATAGCTCTCGAATAGCCGCTTGCGTGACGGACTCATCCTCATCGACGAACCCGCCCGGCAGCGCCAGCATGCCTTTGAACGGATCGTTCTTGCGCTTGATGAAGAGAACTTCATCCATTCGCCTGATAACCAAATCAACAGCGAGTTTCATCATTTGCCCTTTGCAGCTCTTCGCGCCAAACGAACAACGGCCTTCTTTATCTCCGCCCACAGATCATCTTTAATGCCTTCAAGCACGCCGTGCTTCTCGGCATCCCAAGCTGGGCGAAGATAAGGATGCGGTGGATGGAACTTCGTTCCGATTTCCTGCATCATTGCCTGCGGATAGCCCTTGGAAGTCGGGCCGACATAGACATTGACATCTGATTTACTCTCGGACGTGCGACGCGTCTGCCGGCCGCTCTTCTGCCGTGAGGAAACCTCGATGCTATCCTTCAGCTCGCCTTGGTCTTTCGGTGCGTAGTCCCGAGCGCGATCCGCAACGGGCTTCAGACGCTTCCGCCCAACCTTGCGCAGCACACCCTTGGCCGTGGCATTCGGGAGCTGCCTGAGAGCATCTTTGATCTCCCGAAGCCCCTCGACTTTGACTTTGATCTTCATTCAGCGCGTGCCACCGCATCGATTTCGAGCCAGCGATTACGCTTCACTTCGCGGACGGCGGTGATGTTGAAGGTGCGGCCGTCATAGCTGATGCGATCCTTCGGGTTGACGTTCGCTATCACAGACGTTCGAAGCACCGTGAATCGCGTGGTGATCTGTGCACCAACTTCTTGAGCCCGGTAACTTTCGCCCGCGCTGGCGTCCATGCGCTTCGCCCAGACCGTCGCAAGATCGGCCCAGGTCTCGACCGGCTCATTGAACTGGTTATAGGTGATCGTGGCGCGCTGGATCGTGACCCGCTCTTTCCGGTCCCGGCTCATAGATCACCCCGCACATGTTCCCAGCAATAGCCACTGATCATTTCAGCCTTGCCCCATTGCTTCCACGCGAGAGCATGCGCCCATGCCTCGCGATTCGGCTTGGGCGGCACGGACAGGGAATGTCCGGCAACATCCCAGGCCATCGAGCCTTCATCGCGGCCCACGGCCGGAACGCCCGCCAGGATTGCCTCGACGGCAGCGTTCGAATTCCATGTGACGACGAATTGCGCTTCGTTCAGCTCATCAGAAAGAGGTCGTATCTTTTGCACATTCGGTTGCGGTCGAAAGCGTGTCCTGATCCCGAGCTTCTCATAAGCGCGCTTGGCGAATTCATAGAATGAGTTGATGTTGACGCCATGCAGGGACATATCGCCCGGCACTTGCCCAATGATGAGAGCGGGTCCGCCTTCCCGGTCATCCCATGGCTTCATCAGATCGGAGAAATACCGCTGCCAGCGAGAGGCGTCTTCAAAAGGCCCGCGAAATTCCGCCCTGCCATTTAATCCGCCGCCGAACGATACGCTCGTCCAGTTGAAGCGATCGGCGATATAGCCTCGCTCCAATATGCAGACTTCGCAGCCATCCGCCTTCGCGCGAGCAATCACATCCTGTCGGCGGACGCCCCACATGACGATGAGATTGGCCGGGCTGTATTCGGTCGAGAAATTGACCGTCCAGCCGTGACACTTCAAGCCTTCTGCGAACACGCTGCCCCAATCGCGCTGATGCCCGAACTTATGCCGGACGATGATCTGAGCGGTCTTCATCGCCAGAGCACACCGATGCCCTTCTTGCTGCCACGTGCAATGATTTCGCGATGGCGGAAATCAGGCTTCAGCTCATTCCAGAGACGCGGCACTTCCACGTGCATCGCACCGTTGCGCGTGATCTGGCCTTCACCGGCAATATCGTGGAAGGCGATAATTCGAGCCATTGGCCCATAGGCGAGCCAATCGGCTTTCACGCCCTCATACCGATGATCGCCATCGATGAAGACAGCTTCATACGGCCCGCCAAGCATTGCGAGGTCTCTGACGCCATCGGTTGCGCTGTCGCCAAAAATCCCACGCGCCACGTACCCATTATCATTCAGATCGGAAACAGCCGCCGCGAGTGCCGCGGCGCTTCCTGCCTTCCCCCAGGCATCGGCCTCCGGTAGGTCTATTGCGACGCCCTTGCTGCCCTTCGGTAGTGCAGACATAACCGTGTGGAACGTGTCGCCGTGACATGCCCCGATTTCGAGATAGCCGCGAACGTTCTCACCCTTCAAAAGATCGATGAAGGCCGACAGCTCGCCCGGCTCTTGGCGAGAGCGATGCCCGGAAAATGTCTTCATGCGTAGAGCCTCACGAGACGATAGGGAGAGATCAGCGCTTCACGCGCCTGAAAATGCGTACCGCTACCGCTCAGATCGGCTTCGCTGCGCATCTCGAAGGCATCTGCGACGGCAAAGAGCAGCGCGTGGATGATCGCGCTTGGCACGCTTCCGACCGTCCATCCGGCTGTGAAATGAATGATGACGGGCGCGGGCGCGTCGTAATCGACGGACGGCCAGGATCGACCGTTGCCAGGCGCAACCACGCCGCCATCATCACCGCGCAAATCTTCGCGGTAATCCGTGCCCGCCGGACTTCCCGACGATGGGCCTGTGAGGGTGACGGTCTGATTGCCGGAGACATATTCGATCTTCTCCACAGCTTGCGTCTTCCCGCGCGGGAGGCCGATTTCCTCAAAGCGCGTATGTGGAAAGTCCCGCAACACCCAGCGATGCGGGCGAGCGAAGATCGTGCGATGCATGGCGTTTTCCGCCCAATCGATCGCGGCGAAGAGATAGACCGGCAAAAGCGCATCGAAATCCGTGCTGTCGATTGCCGCATGCGCCTTGATCAGATCAAGATCGACAGGCAGCGGCGATCCGGCGAGCGGATCGACTTCAAGCCGCAAGGGTGAGAGCATCTTGTAGGTCCATCATAGGAAAGCATTTGAGCGCGCTAAGAGGCGTGCAGTTGATAATCGTGATATGATCGGGCACCTTCTTCGCCGCGCGCTCAAAACTGGAAATGAAAGGGACGTAATCGCGAGTGTTGCGCAGCGGCGCGGGGTGATCGCCAAAGAAATGGCGCTTCCCGTGAACGGCGCGCATGTCGAAGCCAACGAGCAGGATACGCGTCGCGCCGAACAGGATCGCAAGGTTGACCGCCTGAAACCCGCTGTTAGAACCGTAGTGGATGAAAGAAGGATCAAACGAGAAGCCTTCGCCGTCGCGCCCCTCGATCAGATTGAGATCGAAAGCGTCGGCAGTGGCCAGTTTGTCATTGTGCTGACCTATCTTGCCGACTGTGTGAGAACTCCAGCGCTCGCCTGAAAACCTCGGGCAGCCACAGTGAACGCGCCACCAATCTGCATCGCAGCTATAGAGTACGGCAGCGAGCGGCATCAGCTGATGAGCATCACTGACAGCAATCGCAGGAATGCCAGAGAACTGCGCAGCCCCGGCTCTCTCCCACTGAAATCTGAGGGACGGACCCGGAGCCGCCACTATGACCGTCTGGTCAGCCCAGCGCGGATTTGTTCTTTGGAGGACGGCCACGAGATTTGGTTTTTGCGACAGGCTCTTTTGCGGACTGGGATTGCCTTTCGGAAGGCGGATCGGCTGGCGTTTCCACGGGCTCCGTTGCCGGCGGTCGTGGTTTGATCGTCGTCTCAACCCTCGTTGCCACGCCATGCCGAAACGCCAGATCGGCATCCCTGTGACGCATGTCTTCCGGCACGCGATACGTGCCCGGATGAATGAGCCTCCGACGATCCGGCCGCCACGGCCGCGTGATCATGATGCGATAGTCCATATGTCAAAGGGATGCGTTTTCACGCATCCCTTCCCTCATAAGAGCTTCAGATGTTTCGACTAGATCGTGCGCAGGAGCTTCAGCGCGTCATTGTTCAGGACAATGCCGCCCTCACGCCGACGAACGTAGAAGCGAACAAACCCGACATTCGTCACATTGTCCCGCGTGAT